GGCCAAAAACAAACTATAATGACAACGGGGTGGTAGCTGGGCTTCCCCCGCCCAACCTTCACGGGCTATCACCCCACCTTTACAGGGCGTTAAGCCGCCCCAAGAGGATGTGGCAAGTAGCGAGTTTTGCGGCTTTCTGCGTTACATGAAACAGTCCACCAAATCTTGCCCTGTCTTTTTACTCTTGTATAAGACTTAGGGTTTGTCCTAATAAACTTTTCTTTACTATGTGGTATAATGTAGTTATAGTAATTGAAAAGGGGGAATTAAATGTCTGCATGGAAAAAAGTAATTCGCTATTCATTACGAGTAGATGGCAAATTTGAAAACCAATATACAACGCTAGAAGCTGCTAAACGCCAAGCCGCAAAATATCAAGCAAAAGGCAAATCAACTTTAATCAAAGAAGTAGAAGTCGAATGTATGTCTGTTAATTTTGGTGTAATTTAAAAATTCATAAAGGGGGATTTATGAAAGATGTTTTATTAGGTGTAATTGGGGGGCTGATTGCCTTTGGCATACCAGCTATTGTGTATGTTGTATATACAGGGGGTATATCGTGAGTTATATTAATACCATTATGATGGGCGATACGCCTGTCGATGTTTACGGCACAGAATGTTCAGCCGAACCCGATGTGGGCCTAATGACTGACTATGTTGATATTGAGGACTTAAAAATAGGCGGTGTAAGCGTCTATGAGTTGTTTGCGTCTTACGGTCTATTAGACAAAGCGCAAGAATATATTAACGATTCATGGGGGGGATAATGAAAGCGTTTCCAAGTACAGAACCTATTTATGGCAATGACATTATTGGTGTTAAAGAAAGTGCAGGCATGGACTTGCGAGATTACTTTGCAGCTAAAGCTATGCAAGCCGATATAACAAATTATGAAGATAACAGCAAATTTGGCCCTGATTTTTGGTCATGTGAAAGTATTGCAAAAAGAGCATACAACATGGCTGACGCAATGATGAAAGCGAGAGAAGAATGAATACACCATACAACACAGGCAAAGTAAAGATTGGGTGCAATTACCAAAAGCCACGGTATGTTGAAGAAGATATGGATATGCTACGGTTACAGTCTTATTTAATCCATGACCCCGCCCGTTTAAAGCGAGAGTATTGGACTAACAAAGTCCTAATTTGGGTTGGGGTGTTTGTTTTAACTATCGCAATCTTGCAAAGCTAATTGTCTAGCTTCTTCGACCCGATTAAGCCATCCACGAATAAAACGGGCTTGGTCGGGTTTTCTTGCAACTATCCCTTGATAGAAGTCTGCCCTAGCGTCTGAGAACTTTGTAATAAGGTCTTTAGCGTTTGAAGCATTAATTGCTGCCATAGTCTTAGGCCCGATAATTCCGTCAGCCACCACCCCGATAGCCTGTTGTAGCGTCTTAACGCTTCGCCCTGTTCCTGCATTAACGGCAAAATCAAATACCACATAATCTAGCCCTTTCGGTAAAACTTCACAATAGGCAGCGTTCCAATACTTTTGTTTATACAGTTTACCGACCTTTTCAGAGGTCAAGGCACGCATATCGGCTTCGGATACAGGGTGACCTACAAATTCTTCCCAAACACGCTGGGTAACGCCTAAATTGGTTTTACCGCCTGAATCTAAAGGGTCGTTTACATAACCGCCTTCGTGTTTAAGCACACGGGCTAAACACTCCTCAAATCTCATTTCTTCAGGTTTGCCATGATACGGCTACCAAATAAGAATCCAAAAGCAATGTTGGCAGCTTCTAAACCAATACGCTGTACATACTGGTCAACGGGTAAAAATAAGGTGCATAGTCCTACAACAATGACGGTCAAAGCCCCGATATAACGGCTAGAAGCCCTTAAATCAATCACCCATTGGCTAGGTTGTCCGTATGGGTTATCCAGCTTTGCAAGGGCTTCTAAACGAGCAATTTCGCTGTTATCAAGCTGAATTTGCTCTGCAATGGTGGTTGGGCGAACTCCACCGTTAAAACGCCCTATGAGTTGTTTAATGCCTTCTACGCCTACTGGGACTAAAGCACCTATGATTGTTTCGAGAATCATCGCTTAAACACCATATCGGCTATCCAAGTAACAAAGCCGCCAAATACTGATGCCGCCCCCATAATTGCCCAAAGACTTCCCTTAGACCGTTCTGCCATAGCAACCAATTTTTTAATATCGGCTTCCATGGTGTCAACCTTCTTTTCCATGGTTTCAAATTGAGCCACTAACTTACCGTATTTGTAAGGGTCGAGGAAGTCATCAGCCATATCATGCTTTCTTGCGTACCGTTTTTACTGGCGACTTTTTTGCAACGGTTTTCCGTTTAGTCGCAACTTTTTTAACGGGTTTTGGGCAATCAAAAGTTTTAAATACATCAGCCCAATACACCTTTTTGGTGTAACCCATCTTATCGAATACCCAGTCAATGATAAACATTATTACACCTTTAAGGCTTTAAGTTCATCAAGGGTAGTTGCGTCATCAACCAGCTTAGTAATATCACGCAGACGCTGTTTTTCAGCCACAATCGCAGAAGTATCAGCACCGCTTTCTAAGGCACGCTGAAATGCTACATCTTGGGCTTCTAGCAAAGGTTTACGCTCGGCACGCAAACGGTCTTTGGTAATGGCTTTAGCTTTGTCAAAGTTTACAGAAACTACATCGTCAGCCAATTCCCAAGCATTAAAAAAGTCATTGTGTTCGTTGGGTAATGTATCGCTATCAACAATAATTGCACCAGCAGGGCAGTCTTTTGTTAATACTTGTTCAATAGGCAATTCTCCAGTAGGAATGCAAACGGAAACACCGCCATTGTCGTTAGTGAATATGATTACTTGTGCCATGATTTATCCTTATGAACTAATAAAAATTGCACTAATAAAGGTAGCGTCTTGGGGTCCTGATGTTCTCAGTCTATATTGCGTTGTAGAAACAAGTGTTGGTGCAGTTCCAGTTCCACCACTAGCATAAGGAAATAAAGCACCAGGAGCGGTTCCACCCTCGAAAGAACCAGCCATACAGTAAGTAGCATTAGGCATCGCAGTTGTAAAGTTTACGGTGTAGTCACCAGTTCCATTATCAGTAATAGAACTTACATTAAATGAACTATTAATTGCTACCGTTCCTGTTCCGTTAAAGTTTACCCACGCTTTAGCAATACCAGTCATTCCGTTCTGTGTTGCAAGAACTCCGCTTGGTGCATTTAATGTAGTTACTGTTCCAGTAGTAATTGTGCCAGCAGTTATTGTTGCGGCACTAAAGTTTGGTGTATCGCCCGATATAGTTAATGGCATATATTAGCCCTCGTAAAGAATGTTGATTGTGCCAGCGTCAAAGGTGTCTGTTCCGTTTACGGTGGTGATGCGAACTCGGTCTAATGTGCCACCGATATTTGTAACATTACCGCCACCATTACAAGTTACTGTGGTAGAGTTTTTAGCACTATGACTTGAAACCCATGCGTTAGCACCAATCAATGTAATTGTCATTATTCCTGACATAGTATTAGAAGCTGTTGCGTTTTGCATAGCAAATCCAGCAGTAGAAGCAGTAGTTCCACCACCGCTACTAATGGATGTAGAAACATAACCTGAAGTAACTACGCCAGTACTAATTCCAACTTGAACTAAAACAGAACTAGTGCCGCTTCCTGAAACTCCAGCAAATATAACACTAATTCTTTTTACCCAGCTAGGTATTCCAGTAAAGTCAACCGATGTACCGCTTGCAGATACAGCAGTTCCGCTAGTAATTACGCCACCACCAAATGTTCCCGTAGCGGTTAAATTATTAGCAGTAACACCGCCTGACGCTACTGTTAATCTAGTAGTACCATTACTTTGTAGTTCGATTGTTCCACTTGTATCAGCAGTTTGTACTAAACCGCTTGATGTGGATGCGTTTAAGGTTACAGGCATATTTATTCCTTATTCATACAAAATGTTAATAGTGCCAGCATCGAAAGTGTCTGTGCCGTCCATGTATAAACGAACAGCAGTAGCTACTGCTCCTAAATCTACTGAACCACCACCATAAGAAGGAATGGTTGAAGTTGCTGTTCCAATATTTGATGTATATGTCCAAACATTAGTAGATAGTCGAGTACAAACAATTGTTCCTGAATATAAAGCTGCCGCAACCGCAGTTCTTTGTATAGCAAATCCATCAGTAAACGATGAAGATGCCGCAGTTCCACCAGCAATTGCACCAACAATAGAAACATAGGTGGCTGAATATGTAGGAGTTCCACCTGTTCCTAATTGAACTCGCATAGCTGTTGTTCCATTAGTGGAAACACCTTGTATCATTACAGTTATGCGTTGAACCCATGATGGTATAGATGTAAAAGCTACAGAAGTGCCACTTGCAGATACAGAAGTACCAGCAGTAATAGCACTATTTTGACCAGCAACAACCAGTGTTCCCGTAACGGCAGGTAAATTTAAAGTATTAGTACCAGCAACGGCTGGTTCTGAAAGCGTAATACTTCCGCTAGTTGAGCCTAATAAGACAATAGACATATATTTTCCTTATAAAACGACCCAGCGACTACCGCTTGGTACAGTTACCACGACACCGCTATTAATTGTAATGGGTGAAACAGTCGATGCGTTCTTTCCCGCAGGAATTTGATAAGAAGCCGTTACCGTTTGGCTGTTTTCCACAAATACTTGGTCACCGCCATTACCTGTTGCTCCACCGCCAATTTGACCCCATACGCCTACTTTATAAGAACCTACAACCGTTGCTGAGCCTGCGGGGTCGGTCAGCATCGTATAAGTAAAGGTTGTATCGCCTGTAACAGTAATGCTAAAAGTGCCGTTATACGCACTTGGCGTAGCACCACTAACCGTTACAAAAGCACCTGTGGTTAAGTTATGATTGGCGGCAGTTGTTAAAGTAGCGGTGGTCGTGCTGTTGGTAATCGAACTAATGGTCTGTCCGCTATATGTCGAATAGCCCTCAAAAGTCTGTAAGGTGGTGTTATAACGAATTGAACCTACAGCAGGGGTAGCCGAGCGTTGAGCAGTCGTACCGTTTGGCAGTTTTACCTGACCTGTGCCGTTTACCGCCAAATTACCAGCCATTGTGGTATCGCCAGTAACCGACAAAGTGCTATTTAATGCAGTAGCACCTGTAACCGTTAGGGTAGAAGAACATACCACAGCACCACCAAAAGTAGGGGTGTTAAATTGAGAATAGTTAATAGCATCGCCATTAACTGTACCAGTAGCAAGGTTTGTAACCTTATTACTATTCATGTTTAATGGGCCAGTCATCGGGGTCTGACCATCGCTTGCTACCGAACCCGTGAGTGCGGAAGCAATATCGTTCATGGTGTTATTAGCCCATGTTGACGAAATAACTGTTTGGCTAACTACTGGATTACCAGCAGGTAGGGAATATGTACCTGACCCGTTTCTACTCATTTTTGTTCCTTTTTCTTAGCACCTGCTCGCATTAAAGCAGCTAATTTATTGACATCACCTTTTCTCATTTTAGTGGCAGCAGCCCTAGCACCATAAGCACCAGCAGTTAAACCCAATCCTAATGGGCCACTTACGGCAGTAGTCAAAATAGATGGCAATATGCTACTAACTGAGCTTGTTGGGGCGAATTTACCAAAAATACGAACCACATTTTGCAAATTAGAACCACGAACAGCTTGTTTAATGGCTTCTTGTTCCTCAGCCGTAAACATCCGCATACGCTTTTCGTTAGTGGCTAACTTTTTAAGTTCGTTGTACAAAGCATTTTCTAAACCTGACTGAGAAAACTTGCCTTTAGTCAATTCTGCTGTTTCTAACATATCGTCAAAAATTTCAGCCTTGCTCATGCGACTGTAAACATCTCTAGCTTCTTTCCAAGCTTGTAAACCTTGTTTGTCACCAGCTTTGATAGATGATTCAGGAATATTCAAAACATAATCGTCAAATTTGTCTTTAAGAATAGTTGCCAAGCGTTTTTCTTCAAGGTCATTACTTTTTTGTGCGCCCTGAATAAACTTACGCAAAGTCTTTAATTCATTGTAATCTTTAGGAATTTTGGCGTTTTGCAATTCATCAAATGCTACGCTTAATTTAGGATATGAACGAGCGTCATAACCTTCTTCACGCAACTCTTTTCCAAAAGTTTTCATAGTATTAGAAAAATCTTTTGCGTTTAGTTGAATATTAGATTCTTTAGCTTGTTTAAATAATTGGCTAGACATTGTTGCCAAATCTTCAGCAGAAGGGGCTGTAGCAATACGCATTTCCATTTCAGATGGCGTTCTGCGTAACGCTTCTGCTACTTTTGCAGGTGCTGTTTTAACAACTTCAGGCACAGCTTGAATAGCTTGACTTACGGGCTGTACAACATTTTGTCTAACTGTAGGTGTTGCCGTTGAAGCCATTCGAGCATAACTAGGCAACATACCAGTTGTAGGAATAACAGGTGGCAATTTAGCGGCTTCTGCTACCTGACCAACATCTTGTAAAAATTCTTGGGCTACAGGGCTTGTAGGCGTGTAAGTCATGCGTCTAGCTAAATCACTTTGGGCTTGTTGACCCACTTGTATTCCTCGTTGTGTGCCAAACTCAGGGCTTGTAGCCGACTTATACACACCGTATGCAGAACTTACAGGGCCTGCAACCGCAGCAGAACCAACAGTTAATGGCACTTCATACAAAGCTTTAACCCTATCCATCATAGTGCGCTTTGGTTCAGGTTTTGGTTCGGGTCTTGGTGTTTGGCTAACAACTGTAGGCACATCTGAGTTAATAATGTTTGAACCTAAAACTTGCTTAGTTTTTGGGTTATACAGTTTTTGGGCTTGAGCAATAACTTCTTCTTGAGTAGCCCCAACTGGGCCAATCAATGTTATTTCTTTACCGTCAGGGGCAACGACTGTATATTCTTTTTCAGCCATTATTTAACTCTCCAACCACCTTGTTGAGTTTGTGTGGGCATACCAGCCCGTTTGCGAGCCAATTCCATACCTTTAATTACATTTTCTTCAAATTCTCTTGCGGCTTTTACAAACTCAAGCTCAGATTGTGCCAAGCTCATTCTGTTTAAAGCTGCTGTTGCTTTAGTACCTTCTTGTTCAGTAATTTGACCTGCACCCCTAATTGTTTCGTAGGCTTGCAAGAATGTTTGACCACCAATTTGTTTAAAGCGTTCTTTAAAATCAGTTGTAGAAGTTCCTGGAATAAAGCCAGCAGCACCAAATCCACCGCCAATACCGCTAACACCAACAGCAGTATTAAATCCTTCGTGTGGTGCTACTTTGCCGTATTCAATGCGTTCTTTTCCTGTTTTGGGGTCTTTTACAACTTTTGCATCACCAATTAAACCGTTAATGTTATTAATTGTGTCTTGCATGAAGTTAATTGCCGCAGGAGCTTTTTCAGCATATTCTTGTTGGCGTTTAGTTTTATCAACAAACACTTGCTTATTTGCTTCAGAAACATCTCTTGGTGACATTCCACGACCAACCGTATAAGACGCTTGGGTCATAGTTGGTTGATTGCCAACAGTAGGTTGACCGATAGGTGTGCCAAGAGTTTGACCTGTAGGTGTGCTTACAGCTTGATTAGGCGTAAATTGAACATTGCCACCATAAGGGCTTACAGGCTGGTTTGCTTGCGGTCTTGTTCCGCTTGAAGGCAAAGCCATTCCAGTATCATATTGGAATCTTGCACCTTCTAATGAACTAAATGCAGGTTTAGTTCCACCCTCAACAAATGTTGACAAAGGATTATCAGAATTAACATTAACCCAACCTTGTCTTTCGCTTCCGTCAGGATTTGGAATGGATGCTTTTTCCCATTTTGGCCCTTCAGTAAGTTTTTTCAATGCAACTTGCTGTAATGCAGGGTTGTAGGCAGTAGAGCCAAACAAATAAGCCGCTTGTGGGTCAGCACCAGCACGATATGTTTGGTTAGGTATATTGCCACCTGTTTGGGTTGGGCCAGCTTGCTCGAATACAGCTTCTTTACCACGCAACAAAGTTTGGTATTGTTGGGCTTCGTTTGCGTATTGTTGGCGTAATGCTTTAGCTAAATCTGCACTAGCTTTGTCGCCCTTTTCAGCCAATCTCATTCCAGCATAAGTTTGCAATAATGGTGCAGCGTATTGAAAGAAACTAGGTGCAACATAACGCCCACTCACCATCTGACCTGAAGGCATTTGTTGACCTTGTTGCATAAGCAACTGAGCCATTTGTTGTTGGCGATTAAGTGCCTGTTGTTGTTGCAGTATTTCGGGTGGCAGATTGCCAGCAAGATTTAGCGTTTGTGGTTGAGCCATGATTAATCCTTAATTGCTAGGAATAAGTTGACCATAAGCACCTACCGATGGCATATTTTTTACAGGTTCATATTGGTCTTGCCCTGTAATTTGGGTAGGCACAGTTCCTTGACCGCCATAACCATAAACATTGCTTGCACCATATTGATTCATAGCGGTTTGAGCGTTAGCATAAGGGTCAGATTTTTGACCTTTTCTTAGCATCATAGCCATAGCCAAAGGGTTCATGCCGCCTTGAGCAGTACGCCCAGCGTCTTGAGTTAGCCCTTGAGCTTGTTGCATAGCCATATTTTGATTGGCTTGCTGTTGTGCAATGTTCTGAAACACAGGGGCTAAACCACCAATATCTTGTGTTTGTGGTCTTGGGTTGCCCATTGGATTTATGGCAAGGTAATAAGGGTTAAAGTCCATCATGGTATTAGTCCGTAATCTACGACTTTGTAGCCGTCATCTAGGGTTTTAACTGCGTATGGGTAAACCTGTTCTACTTCGTCAGCCATGACGCCTACATGAACGCCATGACCGCCAAATTCACGCTCTTTAAATTCGTCTTTGTATTCAAAGCTATACAAGGTCAAACCGTTTTCTAATACACCAACCGCTTTAATGTTTTCTTTAGTGCGTGGGTCAGAAAAAGCCATAATGCCCGCACCGCCTAAACCAAATAATCCTTGATTTAAGTTAGCTTGTGCAGCTTGTCTAGCGTTAAAGTCACCCATTTGGGCGTTGTATTGCATACCTGCCGCACCTAATAAATCAGGGCCACTTGTAGTTGCTTGCTGGGCAGAATTGACATAAGTTGGCGATGTAACCTGAGAACCAGTACGCAAAGCACTTAATACATTCAAAGGTTCGTTTCTACGGTAAGCTAACTCGCCTAATTGTTGTTGGCGGGCTTGTAAACCAGCCTGTAAACCTTGAGTTTGTGCGCCTAACAATAAGTCATTTTGTCTTTGGTCAAAGTTACGGATGGCTCGGTCATAGGCTTCAGAACCAATTTGAATACCTTGATTAGCTAATTGTTGTTCTAACCTTTCCCGCCCTTGTTGCATTTGTGGCTCAAGCCTACGCATAATAGCGTCTGAATAAGTTTCACTAGGGTTAATACCTATGCTTGGTAATTGACTTACATCAAATGGGTTTTCTAATTGTTGTTGTACATACTCAAGACCTTTGTAGCCTAATTGACCTACTCCATAACCAAGCTGATTTTGAATATCTAAAAGTCGTTGTTGTTCAGGACTAAACTTTTGGGTAGCTGACCACATTGGGTTGCCGTATTTATCCTCGCCTGACATTGTGTATTCAAGCGAGCCATAAGGGGTGTATTGATTAACCCGATTGGCGGCTACCGCTAGACGAGCAGCGTCAATATTGCCTTGTGCCGTTGCCCTAGCTGCTGCTGAATAATCAGGTGCAGCAGGCGCACTTGGGGCAGGCCCTAATCCTAAAAATCCACCACCACCCATACTATTCTCCCTTGTTTAGAGGGCATCGGATGTTAAGAAACCGACACTCCTCTTTTCTCATAGCCATAATCACCAAATCACCACTCATATGGGCATCAGGTATTTCAGCTACAACCTTAAAGCCCAAATGTCGGTTTAACTTTAGGGCATCCGTGTTATCAGCACAGATTTGCCCTAGTATAACGCTAAGTCCAAGTTTATTAAAGGGGTAATCAAATACCGCCCATATAAAATCTTTACTTGCCCAATGCTTCCCAACGCTGCCAATATGGATTTCACAAGCCTTTGGCATAAAGTTGGTATAACCCGCTACAGCGACCAAATTACCGTCTTTTAACTGTCCTATACATTGGGTCGTTTCGGGTAAGGGGAAATTCAGTATGCGAACCAACCATTCCCCCAAATACCGTTGGTTTTCAGTCGTAACTTGTCGCATTTACAGAATAGCTCCCCTTTCCATTACATAATCCGTACTAGCCCAACGCACATCAATATCTTGCGATGCAATATTTAGGATAATTCCTGCAGCATAGCCTATACCTGTCACGCCTTGCCAATTCTTAGAGATGGTATTGCCACCACCCCATTCCGCATCATCCCATAGGCTAGTATCCCAAACGCCCACAGAAACCAAAGCAGGGTTAAAGGTAACCTGACCCACATTGTTTTGGGTTTCAAAATCGGTGTTAATACCGCATAAAACGGCTGGATTACCGTTATCTGTAAAAAGAATAGGGCGTACCATTGTGAACCGTTTTAACTGCCCTCTAGCGTCAAAATAGCTATATGCTTGCTGGCAAGAAGCCTTAATGTTTTGGTCATTGTCTGACAATCCATCCCAAAACTTGCCAACATAGCCATTACCGCCAAAATACATATCCTCGTCATAGACCTCAAAGCAAGTGGCGTTAATGCCTGAAAAACTAGCCCATGCCTTTGTAATGTTGTGCATGACATATTGCTGTTGACCGCCAATAACAGGAATATTAAATATCAACATATTTTGTTTGGCGTAATAATGGATTTGCCAGCCAAATTCGGTGTTATAAAGGTCTGCGGCTTGACTTACAGCGTAATAAATCTTGTCGGTTACATTAATTCGGGGGTCTAAACGGCTTGATTGCAAAGCACCAGCCAAAGGCACGATGCCGTCTTGGGTAATTAGCAATAAATCACCAGCAAACTTGAAAAAACAGCGTCTAGCAAAGACTTGACCAAGTTGCCATACCCCAATCAATGACCAATCGTTAGGGTCGGATGGGTCAGAACCCTTATAAACAATAACTTCACCGTTATTTGTAATAAAAACAGCGTAATCGTCAACACCGTATCCTGCATCTAGTGTCCATGTGCCCATTGCCATGATGTAACCACCATTTCGGGCAACTCCACCTAAATCAAACGATGACAAAGCACCACTAATTGCGTTGGCGGCTAGGTAATAAAACTTTAAAGTGCCAGTTTCTACAAAATATAGCCGTTCTTTATGCAAATTAATGTGGATAAGGTTGGCAATCGTTGTGCCAGTCAAGAATTTAGCGACTGTGTATGACCCTAATGGGCTTGCAGGGCTAGTAGCTGGGGCTGAAAGTGCCGTATAAGTAAATGTTGTACCGTTTACAACTGTGATTTTAAATGTGCCGTTATATTCTGCGGGGCTTGCACCCGTAATTGTGACTTGATTGCCAGTAACTAGACCATGTGCAACGCTTGTAACTAGGGTACAAGTCGTACCTGAACTGGTTAAATTGCTAATTGTTTGGGCGGTTGATGTAGTGGCGTACTTAATCCAGTTTGTGCCGTCATAAATAAGGGGTGCGTCTGCACCATTGACCGCTACAAGAAAGTTACCGCCTGCTGTAGAAGCGTTTACATACTGTAATCTATCGCTTCCTTGCCCCGTTACTACAGAAACAGCCGTGCCAGCACTAGAAACATCATAAATTACGCTACCAGCAGCAGCAAATAGCTTGCTCGTAGAACCGCCTGAATACTGCATCAAAGTATCGACTTGCCCAGTAATGCCTGTAGCGTATTGGGTATAGCCTTTTCTTAGTTGTATCTCAGATGGGGTTGGGTAGAAGTTATCTAGCACCACCGCATCTAGCGGGTTCATTTCAGCTACAGAATCCCTAGCGTTCCAACCGCCAATAGGGGATGGCACGGAAGCGGTAACTGCCCTTCGTTGTTGTGGTACTGCCATGTTTAAGTCCCGTAACCAGTATCAGGAATATTGGCGTAACCAATAAGCACTTTGCTTGGATATGGGGCAAAACTAAGGGTTGCAGAACCTTTATCGTTGGCTTTGGCTACATTTAAATAGCGGAAATAATCTTGTTGCAACGCAGTAGTATCAAACCCTTTAATTTGGAAATACTTGAGTTTTGTGCCTAAAACCATCACCGTATCGTCTAGCACGGTTGTGTCAGTATCAGCCGTAAAACTGTTTTTAACTGCGTTTGTAGCACTTCTAGCCCATCCTTTTGAACGGTATTCAAAGCCTAAGTATTCTTTGGTGTTGTAGGGTGGCCAAATCTGAAACTGATTACCCAAAATACGCCATCTAATGCGTGGGCCTGTGGAGATATAACCCGACTTTAGCCATTGCCATTGTTGAGCATCCTCAGGGCCTAACATTTGCCAATGCTTTGTCTTATCCCAATGGGTATTATCCGTAATGGTTTCAAAGTCAGGCGGCAAATCGTATTTGGTTTGCGAAAAGGTAAAAGTCACGCCCGTGTATGTGCCACTTGCTAATTGGCTCATCACAATCGTAGAAGTCGTGCCGTTAAAAGTTACCGAGGATACATAAGTATCTTGGTTAATGCCTGTGCCTTGTATTGAGTAATTGCTATTTAGGGCGGTAGCATCGCCAGTAACAATAATGTTATAACTGTTGTCGCTAACCGTATCGCCTACAAAAGTTACGGCATCGGTGTAAAACCGATACTCCAACTCTAAGGCTTGCCAATCAAATTCTTTAACTAAATCGTAGCCCACACGGTTCATTAGGGCTAAAACTTGCTGAACATCTTGATTGGTGTTACCAGCAACATAAGTGGGGATAGCAAGGTTTAACTCGCTAGTGGTCTGTTGCACAAGTTGGAGCATCGTTGATGACATAGTTTAGGCTTCCTCTATGGTTTCCGCTTTCTTTTTGCGGGGTTTTTTCTCACCAACTGCCGCAAGTATAGCCGCCATTTGCTCTTGCATCAAAGCCAGCTTCGCATCAGTTTCAGCCTTAATTCTAGCATTTTCCTCGTCTTTTTTGGCAAGTTCTTGCTTTAACTGATTAATTTCTTCTGCTCGTTTTGATGCTTCTGCGGTTTCTTCGGCTAAATTTAAGAAAGTCCGTGCCTTATCCCTAAACGCATGGGGTGACATACCAGCTATCATTCCAATGCGTTGTAGTTGTAAGTCAGAAGCGTTGGCAATAGATTCTACGGTCATAAACTTCACGCCCCGTAGTTCTTGCGCTTGGGATTGGCTAATTAAAGGCCATTGTTCTACAGGTGTTCCAATGATTTCACTACTAGAATCTTGGGTTGCCATGTATTGAAGCCATTGGCGTGGAAAACGCTGTTTGTGGCTTTCCTGTGCGTAGGTATCAATTTCCGTTAGGTTATCCCCAGCGACCATTATGCGTACAAAGTCAAAGTCCTTGTAGATTGGTCTGCCTGCTTCATTGGATTCATGCTCTAGTTTGACTGCTCGCTTATAAAACTTAACTGCCAAACGAGAATCTGCGTCTTGCACATCGCTTTCTATTGCCATTTTTAAATCTCCTAAAGTGGTTTAGGTACTACGGTTAAAGAAAAAAGGGCTACCCCAAACGAGATAGCCCCTTGTTTTTACTACAATTTTTGGTTAAACGCTAGTCTTACCAAACCAACCATACTCACCCGAAACCATTGAAACGGCAGGAGCGATATAAGTTCCACCGCCTGAAGTAGCAGCGAATGTTGATGCGTTAATGGTGATGTCGGTTGCATTTGCAGCAATCGCACCACCAGCTTTGGCAAACACATAACGCAAACCATCGCTACCAAAAGTCTCAGCACCTAAAGGGCCAAAACTTGGAATAGAAACGGCAGTTGCGCCATTGGTGTAGTCAAAACTAATTGGCGTGGTGTTTACTAAATCAACACCAGCAATAGGGAGAACTGAATAAGCCATGATTTTTCCTTTACAAATTAGGTGGTCAAAATACCCTGCAACTGAGCGTTGCTGGTTGTAATATTGCCGGCCCAGCCCATGAGCTTCACGATTGCGTCTTGGTTGATAGCTTGACGCTCGCCACCAATCGGCACGAAATTACGCTCTTTGTGTGGGCGGAAGAAGATGTAATTGGTGTTCAAGAGATACATATAATTTGCGTTCTCTTGGTTACCAATACCACCACCAAGTACAACATCAGCAGATGTACCGCCACCGTAGAACTTGAGGGATGCGAAACCAGCAGCACCCGATTCTTCGGTAGTAATACGCTGAATTGCTTGCAATGCGCCTACAAAATACTGATATGTGGTGTTACCAGCAATGTAAAGGTCAGCCTTGTCTGTGCCACGAATCTGCTTGATAGCAGCTTCGGTCATCTTAGCCAAAGTGTTGGTGGAAGAAAGACCAGTAGTTACTTGGTTCTGCCAAAAAGACCAGTTTGCACGGTTAATACCACCGTAAGTACCTGTAGTTGGGGAAGTAGAAACTGCGGCAGCTAGACCGTCAATGTTCTTACCACCGTTACCAGTACCGTCACCATAAATGTCACCCGAAATGCGGTTCAACAAGCGTGCTTCAGAAACTTGCATACGACCATCTAACAAGTCGATGATTGCTTCTTTGCTTGAGTTTTGGAGCATTTCTAGACCGCTCATCGTTACAGCAGCAGCGTACTGAGCAATTTTGTACTGAGCAGCCGAGATTGGGCTATCAGGAGCAATGTTCAATACTTCGTAACCGCTATACGAGTTAGCGTTGTTGGTGTTGGGGTCGTTGTACATGATTTCTTCCAAAATCACATTACCGCCTGAGAATGGGCGTACATTACCCTTAGAGTTAAGTCTTTGCAGAATCGCATTGTTCTGCGTTAAGTTATCAGCCAATTCACCGCTACGACTTTGAATGGTGGTAGCGATAATATCGGTGATTGCTGAGTTAGCAAATGCCATGATATATCCTTTTTAAGTTAATTAAAGCCTACCGCTCTCTGCTTCGGTCATTTGCGCCATTAACAGAGAACGCCTGTCCTTTGCTTCGACTTTCGCCTGCGTTCCGTTAGGAGTAACGGATTTTGGACTAACAGCCGTTGCTTTGGCTCGTGCTACTTGCTGGGCCTGAGATGCTTGTTTTTTTGCGTCAGTCAGGAGTCGTTCCTGTTCTATCGCCCAAACTTCATCGTTCAGCCTTACAGCTTTAGCATAAGCCGTTTCAAGGTCGGGTGCTTTACCTAGCTCAAGTAATTGAGCCATTTCTTCCCTAACCATGTCAAAGTGCGGAAACCGCTCTTTGTTACTTCTTACACGCTCAATTTCACCAGCCAAGCGTGATTGTTCTTCTTGCTCAAACCTTGACTTTATCGTGCTAACCTCTTGATTAACTTGATAAAGTTGCTGCATTAACTGTTGTGTATAAGCATCAGTCGGTGCAGTTGGTTGTGCATCACCATTTAAGTTTACTCCATAATCTTGTGCAAGTCTATGAAACATTTGCACTTTTTGGTCGTATGGGGCTTTGGTCAACATCATGTGCGCCCGACCAAGATTGCTTATCCAAGCGGCAGGGTGGATTCCTTGGGCTTGGAGTTCGGGGATAAACGGGTTAATTGCTTCCTCAAGCACCTTTGCTCGTTCCGCTTCCGCTTTATATACGCTAACGCCCTTTTTAAATTCATTCTCTCGTTGGTTAAGGTATTCAAGGTGTTTTTTGCTTTCTTCTTTAGTTAATGTTTCGCCTTTGGCTATCTTGTCCCATAAAGGTAATAGGTCTTTCTTCCAAGTTGTAGGCTTTGGTATATCAACTTCCGCATTTGGTTCTTCGGGCTGTTCGGATGCAACCTCATCTTCTGCAATATTCTCAGGGCTTGCTTCCTCTGTAGGCGTTTCCTCTTTTGCGACAAAGCGACCTTTTTCATCCCGTACTGGTTCGTCTTGAGAAACTTCGACTTGCACTTCCTCATGTTCTTCCTCTGTATCTACGGGTTTACCCTCATCTTGAGGTTCTAACACATCCTCTAACGCTGCTTCCAACATCTCTCTGCGGTCTGCCATGTCTGCTCCTTAACGATAGTTTAGTTTGGCGTAAGCAAGTTCGGCAATCTTGCGTTTACGGGTTTCTTGGTCTTTACGGCTTAATTCAACAGGCTTATGTTGTAAAGGTACATCGTTGCCTAGTTCAATCATTCGGTGCTGTTTAAGGTGTTCCCGATGGTGGCTACGGCTTTTAATCCATGTGCCATCAACCTGAGATACATAACCTTCAATATCTGACATGACCATTGGGGCTTCTTTGGCAGTCATTTCTTCCTTTTGCCGCCAAGCTTCTTCCGCCTCAGGTGTGCCAAGAGTAAATCCCCAAAAATCTAGGTATTTTTCCTTATCTGATTTTGTAACTACATGATTTGATTCAGAGTAACCGCATTTAGGGCAAATCATAGTTTCTCCAATAAATTTGGGAGTTTGTGCCACTCCTGTTTTCTTAGCGGTACGATTGAGTCATACCACACCCCATGTTTCCATCGCCAACAAATGTATTCATCGTCAGGCAACAGTAAAAAACATTTGACCCCTAATGCACCAGCAAGGTGAGCCGTAGCGGTATCAGGGGCAACTACCGCTTTTAATGACTTCATATGGCAAGCGGTCTTGTAAAAGTTTTCTTTCCAGCCGTCTTGCGGCAAAGGCACAAAAATATCGTCATTGGTAATGTTTAGGGAATAACAGTCGCTACCAAGGTTTTCCCGCAAAAAATTTACATCCACGGATTTAACATAATGGAGTGGCCCACCGCTTGCGTGCCAGTTCACCCCTATCTTGCGCTCAATCCCGCTTGGCGTAGCGTTTAAATAGCCCTCAGAGCCTACAATCTTGGTCTTGCTAATAGGATATGACTGACGCACATACAACGGAGCGTGTAGGGCAAAGAATGGCAGGCTCATGCTGCCAATCCAATAGTCAGCTTCTAGTGGTCTGCCTTCATCTCTTATACAAGACAAAGTGTCAATACAGTCCATTTGCCCTAGTATTTGCATCATGGATTTATGGCACATCACGGATACTTCTTTAGCCCCCCAAGCCTTGAGCATTGGCAAGAATCTAGCAAACTGAATAATATCCCCAAAGCCTTGTTCCATTTGCACGGTAATGTGTTTGCCGTAAAGGCGTTCCCCATCCCATTTTGGTGCATCTATGAACTTTTGCCATTGTTCCCCTGTGGCTTCACGGGTCTTTTTGTGCCACCGAAACTCAAACAATCGGAATCCCGACTGGTAGTGACCTAAATGTAGTAAATCAACGCCTTTTTGATATTGCGTATATGGTGTCATAAAAGCATCAGTATTGATTCTTCGTCATCCAACTCAGCTTGTCGTTGGGCTTCAAGAATCGCTAACTGTGCTTGTATATAAGCCTGTTGCCTTCTTAGTTCTACCGCCCTAGCTAACTTACTGCGTTGGTTCTCAAGGTAGGCGATAGACTGCTCTAGTTCTGTAGTATCGACTGACGGTATATCAGCCTTAACCTCTTGAATAGATTGTAGTTTATTTTGTTTTTGTTTTGCAACAATTTTTGGTGGGTCAACCAAGTCACGGAGTTGTTGCTTTCTCCGCTTCTTAGCTTCTTCTTGTGCTTTGTAAAGGGCTAATTGTTTTTCCCGAATCTTACGGTCTAGGTTTCTAGCCCTACGGATTTCTTCAGGTGTAAAGCCGTCATGCGTATCTATACCCGATGGTGGTTCAGGGGCAGGGCCTGTAGTGCCAAGCAACAAAGCGGTATCAGTTCCGTCTGTTGTATTGATGACTCCATTTACACGAACTGCACCTAATAGGCTTGCGGTGTCTGTGCCATCTGTAGCACTTAGTACGCCACTTACAGCTACTGCGCCTGTAAATTGGTCGGTGTCGGGGCTATCTGTAGTGTCAATAACCCCATCAACTCGATTCTCGCCACTTAGTAAAGCAAAGTCATTGCCATCGGTGGTATTAATTTGACCAGCAACTAAGACCTCGCCCGATAAATTAGCGGTGTCATTGTTATCCGTTGCATACAGAATACCCGTAATAACGGGCAAACTAATGTCCGATATTGCCTGTTCGGAAAAGGCGTTAAAGCCTAGCATCTTATAGGACTACCCAACGAGAGCCACTAGATACGGTAACGCTTACCCCTGAATTAACGGTTATTGGCCCTGCGGATGTTGCAGAATCACCGCTTGCAATCGTATAGCTTGCCGATACAGTCTTGCTATTCACCACAATACCGTTACTTGCCCGCATGACTTGGGCAGTTAAAGTTGTGCCGTTATAGGTAAAGTTAGCAGATTGGTTAGGCGTAGTTGTGCCTTGACCATACGGCACATAATTGGTCGTGTAAGTAAAGTTTACGGCTGGTGCGCTGTTTGTTACCGTAAAGCTAGGATATGTGCCAGTTACCGATATGCCTGTACCCGCAGATATTGCAACCACTTGGTCAGGTGCTGTATTAGTAATTGTAAAACTAGGGTAAGTTCCTGTAGTGCTAATTCCTGTACCAGCACTAAGACTAACCGTTTGGTCAGGTGCTGTATTCGTTACAGTAACGCTACCAGTCGAACCCGATACGGATATTCCTGTACCAGCAGAGAGAGCGGTAACACCAGTATTGGCTATGGTTACTGAACCCGCCCCTTCGGTGATTGATATGCCTGTGCCGTCTGTAAGGTTTGCGTTCTTCCATACACCAACTGGGGTTGTAGTAGCGTCATAAATCAATACATTACCGCTTTGGGGGCTAGTAATGCGTACATCATGGAGTTCGTCTAATTCGTAGCCATTATCAACTTTTACATAGATAGAACCAACAATGTTATCAACCCGCTCAACCCAACCAATAACTACGAGTTGGTCAGGGGCTTGGGGTTTGGTGGTGGTGACTGCACCAGCCGTTGTGGGCGATAAATAGACAGTCGCACCAGCCGTTAAGCCTTGTGTGTTTAGCTTGTATAAAGCACCCGATACGATAATGAAACCCTCTGCACCGCTAGTCATGGTTTCAGCAACCAATCCAATCGTGCCAAAAGAAGTAGCTTCTACATCAGCCCTAGCCAATTTGACGGCTACTCGGTTGCCTTGTGCGCCTGAGATATAAACTACTTGGCCTTTGGTTAAGGTTGTACCGCTATCGTTATAAACCCGTGCATATTGTTGCGTACCGACTTGTAGCGTTACATTGCCACCCTTTAATCCGTTAGACAGAACACCGTCACCGTCATCCCAAAATAGCTTTGCTACAGCAGATGTTTCGGCTGCGGCTGTGTCAAAAGTAATGGAATCAGGGGTAGATATATCGCCTGTAATGCCTGAGATATTTACGATGGTTTGGCTAATTGAGCCTGTAGCGTCTGTATATACAGCCTTGCCTGCGGGGTAATCGCACCAAATCGTCTTTTGCCCTGCACTAAATGTAACTACGCTACCACTATTGCTAGACGCTAGAATGGTGTCACGAGATAGCGTAGATGGTGCGGTATAAGTGCCAATACCCACTTCCCATTCTGAGCCACCGTCAAGGTAAACCGCATAGTAAGTGGTATTGCCTGTGCCAATTTGACCAAACGAATCATAGCCAGTAACTGCCCCCGCAAGGCTAAACGAGCCTGTGCCAGTCGTGGTCGTAGTTTCCTTTACACGGTCTTTAAGAACTAGTGCCATGCATATTCTCCGTGATATTTATTTCTAGCTTCAATAGCAACCAGTTCAGCTAATTCAAAATTGTCAAATCTGCCCATGTAAACATTTTTTTTATCTTTGTTTACACGCACCATCCATTTTTGCTTTGCTTTATCCCAACATACGCCTTTGACGCCACTATTGTTGTTTTTGCGTAGTTTGGTATTACATAATTGCTCTGAACGATTTGCTGAGCGTAAATTTTCAATAGCGTTGTTTTGAGGATTGCCATCAATGTGGTCAATTTCTTTTGGCAAATAACCGTGGTGCATTAAAAAAATAATACGATGCATTTTATGTTTTTTGTAATTAAAACAAATATTTACATAACCATGTTGGTCAGGTGAGCCAGCTTTTTGACCCAATTTGTTACGATTGGAAGTCCTATTTTTCCAATAAAGCTCCCCATCTTTGTAATCAAAATGGTGCAAGGCTAACTCTTGCGTAATCATTACTGATTGCTCCGAATGATAGTACCTGCGGAGATACTGACAACCTGACCCGTTGCGATACTTGTATTGTTTAGAACCAAGTCAGCATCGCTTGTGGCTACCGAACCATCCATGACTACGGTAGAACCGTTGGATTGGGTGATACGAAAGAATGATGCCGTGCCAGTTGCTACTGCCGTGCCGTTAGTCACAGTAGATAAAGTAATCGTGCCGTTGCTATCTGTACCAAATGAGCCAGTTACTG